GCCGGGGTGACGGCCGGGGCCGGGGTGACGGCCGGGGCGGGGGCCGGGGCGGCCTTGGCGGCCTTGGCGGAGGTGCGGGAGGTGCGGGCGGTGCGGACGGACTTGTTGCTCATGGTGTTGTGGTCGATGGGCGCGGGCACGGCGCACGCAGACACTGCGCGCTTTTTTGTGTTGGTCCGGCCGTCGCTCATCTGGGACCTAGCCTAGCGGCTTGAATGTGAGACGCAACACATAAATGAGAGAAAACGCATAGGCCAAAACCTGGAGACATAGGGATTCTCCCTAGGGAGTTTCCCTAGGTGAATTCCCTAGGGAGTTCACTTGGCACGCTTTGTGCTCCCTGCAGGATCCATGCCAACCCCCCCCAATTTTGAAAAAATTTTCCGCTTGACTTCCTGGATAGGGGGGGGGAGGGGTAAATTTCATTCTCCCCTTCATTTATTATTATTCTTATTAATATAATATAATTACAATATCCCTTATATTTTAATAAACTACAATACCCCCCTATTTTTTAAAAATATAATACTTTATTCTTATATGTTTTTAATAATCAAAACAAAAAAATCCAAAGGGCTTTAAAAATTCAGAACCTTTTCTCATATAGGTTTATTAATATGCCTTTATTAGTAAATAAATTTTACATAATAGTATTCTTGCTATACAAAATAATAATGGAGGGGAAGATAAAATGTATCGATTGCGCCGAGGAGAAGTCCGAAGGGGACTTTTTCGCGCCGAAGTGGAAATTCAAATCAGATAGGTGTGTTGTTTGTCATTATACTGGCCCCAATTCAAAGACTTTATATTTAAAAAAGATGCTTGTTCAAGCCAAAGTCAGATCAAAAAGAAAAAATCTCCCATTTGATATTACAGAAGAGGATTTATTACATTTAGCGCCCGAGTATTGTCCTGTAACTAACCAAAAATTACATTACATTCACAGAAAATTCAATAAAGATTATTTGAATTGCGCCTCTTTAGATCGCATAGACTCTTCCAAAGGATATACTAAAGATAATATTAGAATAATATCTCTTCGCGCCAATACTCTTAAAAACTCTTGCAGTTTTGAGGATTTATTAAACTTACAAAATTATTTTATTAAATCTAGCCCCCCTGAAGTAAAAATTAAATACAAACAATTAGCGAATCTTAATTTAGTACTGCTTCATTCTAGTGAAAATATCATATAAATCACTAGTTAAGTCTATTCTTACTAAGGGGTTTATTTCAATAGTTTTGGTTTCTTTTTGGGACACTACATTAATCTTTATACTCTCTAGCCTATGTTTAATGCACACTAAAGATGCTAATTGTATTAAACAATCATCACAGGAAGTAATGAGCTTTTCTTTTAATTGTAACTTAAAATACACAATCTTCTTTAATTTAAAGAATAGTTCATAATTTTCTTTGTCGTATTGTATATTACAGCATACGCATCTTGTTGACCCCCTACGTTTTAAAGGATCTATTACTTCAACTTTTATGTCATGTTTCACAAATATATTTACATTTATTATTATAAAAACTGTAATATAAAATAACATGGCAAAAAAAGATAATTCTGAGAGAGTCCATCAAAGAGACAAAATCAAAGACTCATTTGACATTAGAAAATTAAAATGGACTCCTAAACAAGAACAAATAATACAAACCGCCTTGGATAAAGACACTAATATTATTATCTTGGACGGTCTGCCGGGTACTGCCAAAACTTTGTTGAGTGTTTATTGTTCTTTGGAATTAATGAAAGCCCAAAAGATATCTGATATTGTATATATTAGATCTCTTGTTCAAAGCACAGATGGTCAAACTGGTTTCTTGACTGGAGATTTGGATGAGAAGACTTATTTCTATAATGTGCCATTATTTGATAAGCTTCAAGAACTATTAAATAAACAAACTATTGATTCACTAAACAAACAAGAAAGAATTAAAACCTATCCTGTTTCTTTATTAAGAGGTTATACTTTTAATGTTAATTCAATTATTTTGGATGAGGGACAGAATATGGTATTTGATTCTTTAGTAACTACTGCTACTAGAGTAGGTAAATTTAGCAAGTTATTTATTTGCGGCGATTCCTTAATGCAAAATGATTTAGGTAAAAGATCAGGGTTTAATGAATTCTGCAAAATATTTAGCGACAAAGAAAGCGAAGAGAATGGAATATTTTATTTTAAATTAGGCACCGAAGATATTATGCGCAGTGGCATAACTCAATTCGTAGTTGAAAAAGTTGCTAAATATAAAAATATAACCTTCTAGTATGCCTAAGCTTCCAACTACTAAGGTCTGCATTAAAAAAGCAAAGATATATCATAAAGATTTATCTAAAGACAAGGTAGTTGGATTTGCTTACTCTGATCCTGATTATTACATAGAAATAGATCCTAACCAAACAAATAGACAATACTTCTTAACTTTAGTTCATGAATTATTGCATTTACTCTTACCTAATTTATCAGAAAAGAATATTGTTAAAATAGAAGAAACTTTTGGAGCAACATTATGGACATCTATAAAGAAAATGAAAAAGAAAGGTAAGATATAAAATCTTAGTGTAATTAATATTTATTATTTTTCCCGTTACAAATATAATAACAATAGTTGTTTATGTTAAAAACATACTGTTCAGAATGTGGTAGTCCAAATTTTTATACAGAGGCAAAGCCTAAATTTTGTACAAATTGCGGCACCGCATTTTATACAACTGTTGTAAAAGAAAAGACTACAAATTTAAAATCTAATAAATCTATCATCAATAAAGAGAAGCCTGCAGAAGAGGACGATGATGATGATATGGATGAAGATGAAGTTCAAGAGGCTACGCCTATTCCTGATATTTCCGGTTTAGACGTAGATATTTCTTTTGAAAAGCCCCGCAAAGATTCATTGGGCAGCATTGCAGGAACAGTGCCAGATGCTTTTAGTTATACTGGAGAAAGACTTGATACTAAAGTATCTTCAAAGGAAGTCTTAAAACAGATAAAGAAAGAATCCAGTACATTAAGACCAAAATAAAATGCCCAAAAAAAATAATGAGCATACTTTCGAAAAATACATTGCTATCATAGACGAAGAGATTAGGAAAAGAAAGAATAAATGGAATCTTGCGGCATTGAATTGGATGGACTTTGAAGATGTCGAGCAGATTCTTAGGGTTCATATTTATAAGAAATGGTTTTTATATGATCCCAAGAAGCCTTTGGCTCCTTGGTTAAATATAATCATTTCAAATCAAATTAAGAACATAATTAGAAACAATTACGGAAATTATGCACGCCCATGTTTAAAATGTGCGGCGGCAGAGTGGGATGATTCGTGTTCAATCTATGGTGAACAATGTAACAAATGTCCTTTGTATGCTCATTGGGAAGGCAGCAAAAAGAATGCTTTTAATACCAAAGTAACTTTGCCGCTAGAAAACCATGTCAAAGAAGTGCATGAGATGCAAAACGATAATTTTGATCTTATTAAGAGTATTAAAAGTTTAAGTTTTGCTCTTAAAAAGATATTGAAGCCTGCAGAATGGGTAGTCTATGAAATGTTATGCTTGCAAAATAAAAAAGAAAGTGAAGTCGCAAGAATATTAGGGTTTAAAACATCAGAAAAAAATAGATCGCCTGGCTATAAACAAATTAAAAACATTAAAAAGTCTATAATAATTAAAGCTAAACGTTGCATTGTAAATGGAGAGGTAGAAATATATGGAGGAGAATAAACCGCAAGAAGAATTAAATGACGAGCAAAAGTTAACTATTCTAAATGAATGGAACTCTCGTCCTTCTGATCCACCTTCATTATTGGAATTAGTTAAATTAGCTTTTCCAGATGCTGAAAATGCTGATGGCAGGAGTTGGCATGGTAAAGCTGTCAAAAAGTTTTTAGCAACGCGGCAAATTAAAGCGCGAGCCTCTTATGAGTATCAAGTTAAAGATAAAATCGAATTAAGTCAAGAACATAGAGAGTTCATTGCTAACAATGCTAATTCGATGGGGGCATTAGAAATGGCAAAAACTATTTTTAAAAACGATTCTCTTACTAGTTTAAATCAAGAAACTAGAACTGTTGTTGAGTTCTTAAAATCATTAGACCCTAAAGTCATTAATAGTAGACAAGAAAGCTTAACAGAATCAGAATACATGCCTCCTAAGACATTTGAAAAAATGTTATATAGGATAAATAGATATGTACATGAGGGAATAGATAAAGAAAAAGTTACTGCCAGACAAAAAATGGCAATTAATGCTCTTATTGGATATGTTCATACTTATAGATTTTTACATCAGATAAATAGTTACTCTTCTAATATTGATAGGGAGTTATTTGAGAGTTCTTTCGTTAGGTATACATATGATAAGCCTGATTTAACACAAGAAGAAGTAGATCAGTATATTGTTTTGGCTACTGAAGTTGTTATATCTGCTAATATTCAGGAAACAATTCAAACCCTTCAAGATCAAATTGACGTAGAAGTAGAGTCTGGCAATAAAATTCCAATGGCTCTTGTTGAAGCAATAAGTGGCGCTAGAGATGAGTATAATCAATCTACTATTCGTCAACAAAAACTTCTTAATGATCTTAAGGTTAAACGTAGTGATCGCCTTAGTAAACAAATAAAAGAAAACGCCAGTATTTTGAATCTTGTTCAATTATGGAAAGATGAAGAATCTCGCAATCAATTAATTAAACTTGCAGAAAGAAGAAAAGCTCTTGTTAAAAATGAAATCGAAAGACTTTCAACTATGGACGAAATCAAATGCAAGATCTTGGGTATTTCAGAAGATGAGGTGCTGAATGGCTGAGAAGTGCAAGATATGCGAATCTTCATTTGAGAGTGATTCGCAAATGAATAATCATTTAAAAAGCCATAAGATTCGTGTTATAGAATACTATCAGAAGTATTTTCCTCGCTATGATCTTCATGATGGAACTATTATCAATTATAAAAATAAAGAACAATATTTAACCTCTGACTTTAATAATAAAAATAATTTTAAAAATTGGCTAAAAGGTCAGACATTAGAAGCTCAACAAAAATACTGTATTGACCTATTACTTAAAAGAAAAGAAAAAAAGAATCTAATTTATACGCCATCTCAGGTAGAACTTAGAAGCATATTAAGTCCCAGCATTATATACTTGCAAGAAATATTTCAAGACTTTTATAAAAAATCTGAAGAATTAGGATTTAAGAACAAGTATATTTATCCTAAAAAACTAAGCGATAAAATTATTCCCGGTTCTCAGAGTTCTGTTATTTATGTTGATACTAGAGAGAGAAAGCCATTTATTTTTAATATGGCTTCAGAAGTTAAAACATTAAAATTTGGAGACTATGGCTTTAGCCATCCAAGCTATGATGGTAAATTATATTTTGAAAGAAAGTCTATTCCAGATTTCATTGGTACATTAAGCGTAGGATATGATAGATTTAATAGAGAAATAGAAAAAGCAGGCGAAGCTAATTCTAATCTTGTTGTTATTGTCGAAGAAAAGATGACTAACGCTTTAGGATTTAATTATTTACCTCATGTTTATAAAAAAGCCACTAAAGTAAATCCAGAATTTATTTTCCATAATGTTAGGGAATTAATTCAAAAATATCCTTACATACAATTCTTATTTGTTGATGGCAGAAGAGAGTCAGTAAGAGTAATTGAAAAAATCTTTACTTCTGAAGAAAACTTTTGCAAGTATGATTTGCAATTGTGCTATGATTTAAAATTATTATAATATGTGGTATTCTCCTGAAAAATACAATACAGTAGTTCCTAATCTAAATGCGGAATACTCTAATCTTAAAGGAATGCTTGAAGATAAGAAGGCTAAAATTACATTAGCTAAATTTCTTAGGTCTAATATCGGAATTACTACAGAGTTAATTTCAGGAGTAAAACTTTGGCCTTATCAAGAGATCGCTATTAAAGGAATGCTTAATAGAAATTTCTCAATGAATGTTTGGGGTCGTGGCGCTTCCAAATCTTTTTCTGCTGCTATATTTTGTTTTTTACAATGTATATTTGAACCTAAAAGTAAAATATTAATTGCTGGCCCTACATTTAGAACAGCTAGAAATATCTTTAATAATTTAGAGAAAATTGTAGAAGCAAAAGGTGCAGAGCTATTATTTCAAGCATTTGGCGCTAAAAGCAGAAGAAATGATGAATTTGATTGGAGTATAAATGAAGGCTCCATCAAAGCTATTCCTCTAAGCGGAGAAAAGATTCGTGGTTTTCGCGCTAATGTTCTAGTGCTTGATGAGTTTTTATTATTGCCAGAAGATATTATTAAAAATGTTTTGATGCCATTCTTGATTGTTCCACAAGATATTAAAGAGCGTATTCAAATACGCGAACAAGAAGATGACTTGGTGCGCCAAGGTTTAATGACTGACGCAGAAAGAACAGTATTCAAAAATACTTCAAAAATGATAGCTTTATCTTCTGCTTCTTATACTTTTGAAAATCTTTATAAGACTTATTCAGAATGGTGTGAGCAAATATACTCAAAAGATTTAGGTAGTGCTACTTATTTTGTTTCTCAATTAAGTTATGAAGCTTTGCCACAAGAAATGATAGACTCCTCTATAACAGAGGAAGCTCAAAATGGTGGTTCGTCTCACGCTTCTTTTCTAAGAGAGTATTGTGCTCAGTTTACAGATGGTAGCGACTCTTATTTTAGCATGAAGAAGATGGAGGAATGCACTCTTAAATTCGATGAAACTCCTCATACATTAATTAAAGGTGAACCGGGTAAGGAATACGTTTTGTCTATTGACCCTAACATGAGTGATAGTCCTAATGCTGACTTTTTTGCAATGGCAGTTTTAGAAATAGATAAAGAAACAAAAAATGATGTATTAGTTCATGCTTATGCTGGCTTAGGAAACTTAAATACTCACGTTAAGTATTTAAATTATATACTAACGAACTTTAATATTGTTTTTATTATTTGTGATAATGCAGGAGCTGATATTTTCATTAATAGTTATAATGATTCGGATTTCATTAACTCAGATTCTGATAAAATAAAATTCATAGACTTCAATTCTGATCTTGAAAATCTAGATTATAGTAAAATGCTTCAAAAAGCAAGAAACCAATATAATCTAGAAAATAAACAAATAGCCATAAGCCAAGTGTTTACATCTGCTTTTATTCGAAGAAGTAACGAGTATTTACAGGCGGCAATTGATTATAAAAAGATTTGGTTTGCTTCTAAAACAGCAGCTAATGAAAAATTCTTTAACTCGGAAATAAATAAAAGAATCCCAGAAAATTTAATATTCATTGATAACTGTAAAGACTGGAATAAATTGGATCTAATAGAACAACAAGACATGTTAATTTACAATACTAAAAAGCAATGTTCATTAGTTGAATTTACAACTACGTCTAGAGGTTCTGTTAATTTTGATTTACCTCAACACTTACGCAGGTCTAATTCTACAAACAAAGCAAGAAAAGATAATTATACTGCTTTAATGTTAGGTAAATGGGCTTCGAAATGTTATAATGATTTAATGACCGTAGAAAATAAACCGATTCCAAGCGGTTTTACTCCGTTCATGATATAATTTGTGTAATTAAATATTAGGCTTATGGCAAAGGCAAAAAAAGACAATAAAGAGCAAGCATCATTTGCTCCCATGATGGTAGAAGGCTCTATACCTGCTCGCGGTGCTGGCGGCGACGTTGAAAAAACTAGGTCGAGAAGAAACGCTTCTTCTACTATTGAGAGGACAGATCGATTCAGAAACATTGATGATGGCATGGTGCCATTCAATTATGCTACTGGTTATAATTATAATAAATCAAATATTGATGTAAGAGATACTGTCATCTTGTGTCAAAAAGCTTATTATAATTTTGGTCTTTTTAGAAATACGATTGATTTAATGTCAGAGTTATCTTGTGGAACAATTCATTTCAAAGGTGGAAATAAAAGTTCAAGAGATTTCTTTCAGGCTTTATTTAATAAAATTAATTTAACAGCACTACAAGATAAATTTTTTAGAGAGTATTATAGATCAGGTAATGTTTTTATATACAGATACGATACGACAATTAAAGAAGAAGACATTTCAAAAATTAGTCAAGTCTTCGGTAGTCAAGCTCTAGCTGCTAGAGTTTCATTGCCTTCAAGATATATTATAATTAATCCTGCTGATGTTCAAGTAAATGGCAATTTATCATTTAATAGAGGTCAATATTATAAAGTTCTAACTGATTACGAATTAGAAGCTTTAAGAAATCCAAGGACAGAAGAGGATAAAGAAATTTTAAACTCATTAGAGCCATTAGCAAAAGAACAAGTCGAAAAAGGAAAAGCCACTGCGGTTTTACTTCATTTAGATACGAAGAAAATATACGCAGTATTTTATAAGAAACAGGACTATGAGCCTTTTGCGGTTCCAATGGGTTTTCCAGTTTTAGAAGATATAAGTGCAAAGATAGAAATGCGCAGAATGGATATGGCGCTAACAAGAACTTTGCAACAGGTTATTCTCTTGGTTACAATGGGAACTAATCCAGATCAAGGTGGAGTAAACCAAGAAAATATCAAAACAATGCAGTCTCTTTTCCTTAATCAATCTATTGGTAGAGTTTTGATTGCGGACTATACAACAAAAGCAGAATTCGTTATTCCTCAAATTGCTGATATTATTGATCCTAAAAAATACGAGATTATAGATAAAGATATAGCAATTGGCTTAAATAATATTTTAATTGGCAATGAAAAATTTGCTAATGCTAATGCTAAAATTTCTGTATTAACTCAAAAATTACTTCAAGCTCGTCAAACATTTATTACTGATTTCTTATTGCCAGAAGTTAAGAGGATAGCCAAAGAAATTGGGTTTAAAGTATTTCCAACTCCATTCTTTGAGGATATGGATATTAAGAGTGATGGTAGTCTTTATAGAGTTTATACTAGACTAGTTGAACTTGGTGTCCTAACTCCAGAAGAAGGTATTAAAGCTATTGAAACTGGCGTATTACCTAATCCTGATGAATCAGTTCAATCACAAAATAATTTCGTATCATTAAAAGACAAAGGTCTATACCAACCTCTAATAGGTGGTCCTAAGATAGATGCGGGTTCTGCAGGAAGACCAAGTGGTACAACAGGCATTAAACAGTCTACAAAAAATGTAGCCCCCATTGGTTCTAAAGCTTCTTATAGCGTAACAAAATTAAAAGACACTGTTGAGGCTTCAAATAAATTAGGTACAGAAGTCGAAAATTCTTTAAAGAAGAAACATAAACTTAAGAAGTTAACTGATCAGCAAAAAGATGTAGCTTTAGATATTACTAAAATAATTATTGCAAACGAAGAAAAGACAAATTGGCTTTCTAAAGTTAATGAGTATATAGAAACTCCTATTGATAAAAATAAAGATAAAATTGAAGAAATTCACGCTATAGCCTGTGAGCATCAAGTTGATTCTTATATGGCAAGTTTACTTTATCATAGTAAAATCTAATGCCTACGAATAGAGTCATATATAATAACCAGCTTTTATTTACTGGTCCCGCTCCTGCAAGTGGTTATTATTATACCAATACTAATGGAGATTTACTTCCTACTGGCGCTATAAATTTAATTCAACCAGTTCAAAGAGTTGAACAATTTTCTTATCAAATAAATACAAATCCAACTACTCTTTCTGAAATAGGAAATGCTTCTGCAATTTATGATTTTAACTTAAATCCTCCTGAAGTTAATTTAAATTTTTCTTACAAAATAAGAGATTTAAGAAATGAAGCTAGATTAGGATTATATGTTAAATTAGGAACTCCAAATCTAGATCAATTTGATGGCGAACAAGTTTATCCTAGTGGAAATATATTATCTGGTTTTTCTTTTGGAGATAATAATTACGCTTTTAATGCTAATCTAGTTGAAGCAACAAATAATACTTTCAAGTATCCATATAAATATAGAGATCAAAGAAATTTGTTTTTAGTTGTAAATCCTAATCCTGAAGATGTTATAGGAAGTAATATTTCTGGTTTTCCAGTTTTTGCATTTGGTAATTGTTACATGACTTCTTATGGAGTTAATCTACAAGTAGGAGATTTTCCAAAAGCAACACTGAATTATGTTGCTGATAATATTATATATTACGCTAGTGGAACTAGTGGAGTTTCTCCATATTTAAATCCAAAAAGCGGAACTTTAAATACTGGAGTTAAATTTAATATTCCAAACTACGATAAGAATTTTGAAGAATATTTAAGTCCAATATCTGTCTTATTACCCGGAGAAGCTACCATAGATATTTATGATAAAAATTCAACTTCAAAAAATAAATCGAACATAATAACCCAAGATGCTGCTCTTCAAAGTTTTAATTTTACTATACCATTGAATAGAGAATCTTTGAAAACTTTAGGTTATGTTTATCCTGTCGATAGGCAAATTAATACTCCTATTATCGTAGATGGGTCTTTTTCGGCTATTTACAAAAATATAATGTATTCCGGTAGTCCTTTAATAGATATAAAATCTGAATCAGAATACGATATCGTAGTAAAATTAAATAAATCTAATGAAACAATCATTCAATATGATTTAAGAGGCGTTAAATTAAAAGATTATACTTATGATTCTTCCATAGGCAACAATGCTACTATTAGTTATAGTTTTTATTGTGATATGGATATGAATAGTTATCCTCATCCTAATGGTTTATTTATGAGCGGATTGTTAAAAGGATTAAGTTACACAAACTTTAATACAAATGGGCCATTATAATTTCCTTAATTACTAATTTTTAGTGTATAAATAATAAGCTGCAAATTATGAATCTAGAAGGTTTAGAAATCGAAATTATTGAGTCAAAAAGGTCTGGGCCTAAAAGCTCTGCTCAGACCCCTTCAAAACCTTCTGAAAAGCGCAGTGGTTCTGATAAAAATCCTGCTGGTAGCGCAGGAACCAAAAGCGATAAAGCAATAGAGTTCTCTGCTAAAGTTATAGAGATGCTTAAAAACAAAGTAAAGAATCACAACGCAAAGCATTCTAGGAAAGTTAATTTAAGTCAGTTAAAGAAAGTATATCGTAGAGGTGCTGGTGCATTTAGCTCCTCTCATAGACCCGGAATGACTAGAGGTGGTTGGGCCGCAGCAAGAGTAAACATGTTTTTGAAAATGATGGCTGGAAAGCCAGTTAAGGATGCTTATCGTAAAGCTGATAGTGATGTCGCAAGAGCTTCAGAATTAGACATAACTGATAATTGGTTGCCTAATGATGATGATTTTCTTCAAGCTGAAGCAGATATAAAAGAATTTAATCTTGATTACGACTTTGAAAATGTAGAAGATTTATATTTAGAAACAGAAGACGATAAAGTATTTTGGATTGAAATTTAATATGAAAATAATAGAAATAGATATATCTAATCAAATTTTAGCCGCCGATAAAGAGAAAAAGAGCTTAAATAAGCCTTTTAGAACTCCTAGCGGACCTAAAAAGTTTGCCGTTTATGTTAAAAATGATAAAGGCAATGTTGTTAAAGTAAATTTCGGTGATCCAAATATGACTATTAAGCGAGATCAACCAGCTCGCAGAAAAAGCTATAGAGCCAGACACGGTTGCGATAAAAATCCCGGACCAAAATGGAAAGCAAATTATTGGTCTTGCAAAATGTGGGAGGCTAATAAGTCTGTAACTGATTATACAAATGCTTCTATCTCTATATTTCAAGAAGAATGGGATGGGAAAACAATCTGGGCAGAAGAAGAAATTTTAGAATCTTATCCAGAATTATCTAATGTTCCTACTGAAGTCGAAGAGCCAGAGGAAATGGAGGATGAGATGGAAGAGTATAAAAACGAATACTTAGAAATGTCAATAGGTTCACTTAATTCAATTAAGAAACACGCTGAAAATATTTTAAATGCCCTTAATGATGAAAAGATAAAAGAAAATTTAACTGAGCCTTTTCTCCAAGGCAAGATAGCTATAACAGAAGATTACATGGTTATGATTCATAATTATGTAATGTTTGCAGAAGAGTCCGATGCTAATTACATGAGTTCGGAACCAATATTTATGGTCGGACAAAAAGTAAGAAATATAAATAAATCCTGTTATCATTATGGTAGTGAAGGTATAGTAAAAGAGATTAAAGATTTACCTGAAAAAATGGGTAAAGTCGTAACTTATGAAGTTACTAATGATGGACCAACTTATAAGAAGGGCGATCTATTAACAAAGACTATCGATCAAATAGCGCCAGCTGCGTGTAAAACAAATTAATAAATAATATGAATATCCTATCTTCAATGTTGCAGTTTCAAAATCAAGTCAAGATTTTCCATTGGCAAACTTATGGTTATGCCGAACATAAAACTTTTGGAGAGCTTTACGATAGTCTTTCTGGTCATATTGATGAATTTGTTGAAACTTTTATGGGTAAATATGGTCGCATAGTAGCTCAGAATACTTTTGAATTATCTTTACAAAATTATAAATCTTTAAGTCCCATACAGGCAATGGATACTTTTATTAATTTTTTAATTCAAGATTTGCCTTCTCAGTTAGATGCATCTAAAGATACTGATCTTCTCAATATTAGAGATGAGATTCTCGGTAGCGTTAATAAAACAAAATATCTTTTAACTTTAAAATAATATGTTAGGATTTGCTCAAAATGGTATTCCGGCAGTAGCTTCTTCTACAATAAACTTTACTACTAGTGGAGTTGTAATTCAACCTCCTAATAGTGGTTTAAATAGAATTTATATTACTGATATAGTTGCTTCAAATGCAGCTTTAACATTAACTAATGCTAGCGCTACTACCAGTGGTAGTGTTTTGGCATATGTAGCTCAAGGTAATTGTAATCTTTCTGCTCCTATTAGAGTACCAAATGGTTCAGGCGTTGCGGTTTCTACAACTAATGCAATCGGAACAATAACTTACTTCTTAGAATAATATGAAATTTGATTTTACAACTATATTTAGTTCTTCTATCCGTCCTTTGGTATCAGAAGAAAAAGACAAATATTTATCATTAGCAAGCTTAGTTGACGTTGGGAATTTCATTCCTAATATCGATACGAATGCTAATATGGATTTATTACCAATTGCTTTTAATGCTTGTGTCGTAAATAGAGTTAATAAAAATGGAGATGTTATTGATTCTTCAATAGCTACTGAAGTTTATAAAAATTTCATAAATAAACCAATTAATATAGAGCATAATCGTGCTAATGTAGTTGGCGTTATTTTATCTGCTGGATTTTCTGAATTTGGAACTGATTTACCGTTAACTGAAGAACAAGTTAAGGATAAAAAAGAGCCTTTTAATATTACATTAGGCGGCGTAGTATGGAAAATTGTTAATAAAGATTTAGTAGATACTATAGAAGAGTCTAACGATCCTACTTCTAAAAATTATATGCGCGTTAGCGCTTCTTGGGAATTAGGTTATAATGATTATGAAATTGCTGTATTAGATAATTCTGAAAAGAATATTGAAACCGCTTCTTTCATATCTGATAAAGAAGAAATCGAAAAACTTAAGCCCAAGTTGACCGGTTTCGGTGGAACCGGTAAGTTAAATGAAACTCAATCTATTTATAGAAAAATTAAAGGTCGAGTTCTTCCATTAGGAATTGGTTTAACAGCTACTCCTGCCGCCGATGTTATTGGTGTCAGTGTTAAAAAGCCAGAAAGTGAAGTAATGGTTGAACAAAAAGCTCAAGAAATTTCACAAACTCTCGAATCTAATGTAATAAAAGAAAGAATTAATATGAATATATCTGAAGTCTCTCAAATAACTGATGAGCTATTAAAAGAAGCTCAAGCTTCTTCTATCAGAGATTTTATTGGTGAACAACTTAAGTTAGCCTCTGAAAAATATAGCGCCGAAATCCAACAAAAAGAAAACGCTATTAAAGAAGCTCAAGAGAAGTATACAAGTTTATCAGCCGATGCTGAGAATTTGAAAGCTGAATTGACTTCAGTTAAAGAATCATTGGAGCAACTTAAGTTAGAGAAAGCTTCAAGAGAGAAGCAAGAGCAGTTTTCTACAAGAATGGCTTCATTAGATGAAGAGTTTGATCTCGATGAGCAAGACAGAGAAGTTATTGCTAATGATATTAGAGATTTAGACGAAGACTCTTTCGCTGCTTATAAAAAGAAAATGGGCGTTCTAATGAAAGAGAAGAGCAAGGCATATAAGGCTACTAAGAAAGAAAAAGAAATGCCTGCTATGGAAAAGAAAGAGATGACTGCTTCTGAAAATCAAGAAGTTGCAGCTTCTACTGAAAATTTAACAATTGTTGATGATGCAATTAGTAATGGTACTGAGCAAAAAGACAGTATCACTGCTGGCGTTGTATCTCCATCCTTGACACTAAAGCAAAAATATCAAAATGCTTTTAGTTCTGAAAATTTCGTTATTACAAAATAAAAAATTTAAACTATAAAATATTATGCCATATTCATCCACAAAAAGACTAATTAAACCATTTCGTGGTTATGGTGAGCATGAAGTTATCAACATGTTCGCTTTTGATCTCGAAACTGTAAACAAAGGTACTTTCGTTAAAGTCCTTGGTAACGGTTGGAAAAATACCGATGATTCACTCAATATTACGTCAGCTACTGCTGTTGGAGCTTCTTACTCTAACGTTGTTTCTGATCGTTATTCCACAACTGCTCGTGTTACTACCGCTGGTACTGGTGACCTTGGTAAAGTTGTCGGACTTCTTCTTAATGACGTTCGCGAAACAGACGAAAACGGCGAGAAGTTGATCTTCAATCCTCGTAAAGCTGCTGAGTTAAGCGCAGTTGTTTCTGGTCAAACTGTACCAGTCCTAAAACGTGGTATTGTTCTTGCTTATGCTACTGGCGCTACAGCTGGTAACTCTGCATTTATTAATGCTAACGGCGAACTTGAAACCAATGCTTCTATCTATGGTGGAAGCGGCGGCGCTAAAGTCGGAACATACCTCGGCTCTGCTGATGATGACGGTTATGCTCTATTAAACCTCGATCTATAATCGTTACTAACTATAATTAATTAAAACATTAAAATTATGAGACTTAAATTAAAAAATACACCCGAACAAGTAGAGCTAATCAAAAAGGTTGGTTCTCGTAACGTCGTAGAGGCCGCTGAAGCTATGGAAGCTTTAGCTGCTTTCGTCGGACCTGTTATTCAAAAGGTTCTTGCTCAAGCCGGAACCGCTAGCATGATTTATAGAGACATGGAGTATAATGAAGACGATAGTCCTTCTTATCCTCTTGATCTTTATTACAACGAGGCTGCTGGTCTAGTTTCCGTCTGGGCTCAAAATGTCGCTGGTGGTCTACCCTCCAACTACATGGATCAACCAGTTCAAGAGTTGAAGCTCGCCACCTA